CTAACTTCATCGACTTCGTGCGCTACGTCTGGCCGTCCGCGATCCTTGGTGAACACCACAAGCGCATGGCTTCTGCGTTCGATCGCATTGCCAATGGGACCTTGAAGCGCCTGATCGTGAACATGCCCCCTCGTCACACGAAGTCGGAGTTCGCTTCGTACCTGCTGCCGGCGTACTTGATGGGCCGTGATCCGCGAACCCAGGCCCTTGAAGCCACCCACACCGCAGAGTTAGCCGTCAAATTCGGCCGTAAGGTGCGCGATCTGATGGACTCGGACCGGTACAAGGAGCTGTTTCCCGAGGTGCAGTTGAAGCAGGACAGCAAGGCGGCTGGCCGGTGGGACACGAACCACGGCGGGAGTTACTTTGCGGTCGGTGTCGGCGGTGCGGTGACGGGACGCGGTGCGGATATTTTGATCATTGACGACCCGCATTCGGAGCAGGATGCGTTGTCGGATCTGGCTTTGGAGAACGCGTGGGACTGGTACCAGGGCGGTCCTCGTACCCGTTTGCAGCCGGGCGGTGCGATTGTGCTCGTGATGACCCGTTGGGGGACCAAGGACCTGACGGCGCGGTTACTCAAGGCGCAATCCAGTCGCGGGGCGGATCGGTGGGAGGTGATTGAGTTCCCGGCAATCCTGCCTAGCGGAAAGCCCTTGTGGCCGGAGTTCTGGAAGCTCGAAGAGTTGGAGGCGGTTAAGGCGTCGCTGTCGGTACAGAAGTGGAACGCCATGTACCAGCAGCAGCCGACGAACGATGAGGGTGCGATCCTCAAGCGTGAGTGGTGGCGCGTGTGGCCGCATGACGACCCGCCGATCGTGAACTACATCATCCAGAGCTATGACACCGCCTACAGCAAAAAGGAGACGGCCGACTTCTCGGTGATCACGACCTGGGGTGTGTTTTACCCGGACCAAGACTCAGGGCCGAATATTATCCTGTTAGACGTCAAGCGTGGGCGGTGGGACTTTCCGGAATTGAAGCGCATTGCCAAAGACGAGTACAAGCATTGGAATCCGGACAACGTGTTGATCGAGGCGAAGGCGACCGGTGTGACGTTGCAGCAGGAGCTGCGGCGGCTTGGCATTCCGGTGACCATGTACACGCCTGGTGGTCGCAGGTCGGGTACGGATAAGGTCAGTCGCGCGAACTCTGTCGCACCGGTATTCGAAGCGGGGCTCGTGTGGGCACCGGATACGGATTGGGCGGAGGAGCTTGTCGAGGAGTGCGCGGCGTTTCCCAATGGCGATAACGACGACATGGTGGACTCGACGACGCAGGCGATCATGCGTTTCCGTCAAGGCAACTTCGTCAACTTGCAGACCGACGAAGTAGGAGAGCCGTCAAATCGAGCGCTTGCCCCTGAATACTATTGAAGCCTAGAATGTCAAGGCATACACCCTTCAGGGGGCCTTGATGGCTAGTCCACGTTCATTCCAGGGCAAGAGCAAAAGCAAGCAAATGCTGGAGGAGCTAGAAGCTCCTGTTACTCCTGCCGAAGAAACCCCGGTTGCCGAACTAACGTCGGACACGCCGTACATTGACCGTTCGGCGGCGGATCTGCTCGCGCAACTTGCGCAGACCCCGGCCACTGCTGCCCCCGTTGCCGCGACGACGCCGGTGCAGCCGGAGGTGTCGACCCCGGTGACGCTTGAGCAGTTCCTCGCGAACATGGCTCCGGTAACAAACGCACCAACGGTGCCGCCCATTTTTGATCCGAACTTCGACACGGCAAGCCTGGCGCAGGCCGCTCCGCCGATGCGCGGTCTTAACGAACCACCGCCCGTGAGCCAAGCTCCTGCATTCACCTTGCCTGAAGGCGTGACGCAGGCGGATCTCGACGCCATTGCGCAGACCTTCCGTGATGCGGGGTACCAAGACAAGCCGGCGATCAACTTCACTGGCGATCCGAACAATCCGTTCTTCGACATGCGCTTGCCGGATGGCAAGGTGAACCCGGCGTTCTTTGATCAGAACTTTGACTTCACGAGCATCCCAAACGTCGGCACCATTGCCGATCAGACCTGTCCTGCGGGGGAGGTGTTCGACCCGATCCGTGGCATTTGCGTAAACCCTGAGACGACCAAGCCGGCGACGCCGACCTGTCCTCCGGGCAGCACCTACAACTTTGACCAAGGCCGGTGCGTACCGACTGGTGAGACCGAGCGTCAGTGTCCTCCGGGGATGGAGTTCGACTACGAGCTCGGTCGTTGCGTGCGAGTCGGCAAGGAGGATGACAAACCGCCTCCGCCTCCCCCACCACCGCCTCCTCCCCCAACTTCAACCGAGTGTCCGCCTGGGTATCAGCGTTCGCCGTACACGGGCGAGTGCGTTCCGATGGGCCCGACCGAGTGTCCGCCGGGCAGCGCGTATAGTTCGGTTACGGGTAAGTGCGAGCCTATTGTCACGCCCCCGCCTCCTCCTAAACTCCCGCCCACTAAGGTGTGCTGGGACGGGTCGATCATTCCTGTGGACGTGCAGTGTCCGCCCGAGCCACCTCCGCCTCCGCCGCCTCCCCCACCTCCGCCTCCGACCCAGGAATGCCCGGAGGGGTATGTCTTTAGCACGGTGACGGGCAAGTGCGAGCCGACTACGATCACGCCACCAGTCCCACCTCCACCACCGCCTCCACCGCCGCAGCCTCCTACGCCTCCCGCGCAACAGGAGTGTCCTCCCGGCTATGAGCGCAGGACGCCGAATGGCCCTTGCCAGCCAATCAACCTTGGTCCGTGTCCCGAGGGGTACGTTCGCAGCACCGTGACGGGCAAGTGCGAGCCGATCACCGTGCCTCCTCCGCCACCCCCGCCGCCACCCCCGGCTCCTCCTCCGCCACCCCCGCCGGCTCCTCCGCCTCCGGGTAGCCCAGTCACGCCTCCAACCTCGCCTCCAACGCCACCCCCGCCGGGCAAGATCACTCCGGTCCCGTCGGATTTGATGAAGGCGTACGAGAACCTCTTCGGTGGTAGCCGTGGCCGCGTGAACCTTGGTGGGTACACCGGGGGTACGGGAGGCACTGGCCCCGTTGTTACGCCAACGCCGGGAGTTACCACGGGTGGCCCGACGAACGTCGCTCCGCCGAAGCCGGTGCCGCTGCCGGGATTTGAGGGCGTCACATACACGCCGGGCAAGCCGCAGTACTTTGACAACGTACCCGGAGCCATGCTCCCCGGCACGTTGCCCTCCAACATCAATCCGATGCAGGACTACAAGGGCCCGTTGGTCCAGGACGTGTTGGCGCGTAACCCGAATCTTTCGCCGAGGATCTTGGGCGGAGTAGAGGGTCTGGGCTATTACACGGATCGCTTGGGCAATCGCATCTTCTCACCGGGCGGTGGCTTCATGCGCTTTGCTGACGGTGGTGAAGTCGACAAGGACGACTCTGCCAAGGCGGAGCTTGAGAAGCTGCTCGCGAGCATGCCGGCGCAGGAGACGACCGAAGTGCGTATGTCGCCGAACGCTCGTAGCGTGAAGCGCACCACTACGAAGTCTGCTGCGACCGATCGCGGTAAGGCGATGAGCATGAGCCTTGAGTCGTTAGCCGCTGGCAAAGGATCAGGGTCCACGGACCAAGGGTCAGCCAGTGAGCAACTTGCCGCGTTGATGGAGCAGGTGAAAGGGCGCAAAGAGGATCTGAGCAATCTCACTCGCAAGAACCTCTCGCGTGAGACATTGAACCGTGCTGGTCCGTTACTTGCGCGTCGGTTTGCTGATGGCGGCGAGGCGTCGCGTTACTACGGTGGCTTTACGCCGGATAGCGTCAAAGGCCCTAGCCAAATGCAAAGAACGCTAAGTATCGGCGGCAAGCCGCCACCGCCGGGATACTTCACCACTCCGGATATGCTGGACGTGTTGAAGCGGCTGTACGGGACGGCGAAGGATAATCCGGACAATCTGCCCGATGCGTATCAAGACGCTGTTATACAGTCGCAGCTCATGGCCAAGGGCCCTCGTCCGGGCCTCCTTGCTCCGGGTGGCAGCTCGCGTCCGACGTTGGATTCCGTCGCTGCGATGGAGTTGGGCAATCGTTATCAGAGCTATCTGAATAACATGACCAACATGCCGAAGGGTGGTGGCATGGTCCGTGATGAACGGCTCGGGGATCAAAGTCTGAACATGGACGTGCCTGGCTTTGCCAAAGGCGGAGAGTCGGTTGCTCCTGGTATAGCAATGGCACTTCAGCAGTTTTTAGAGCGAGCTCCCGCGCAGGTTCGTACGTATGCTGAGTCCGTCCGTGATCCTAGGAAACAGCGCGCACCGTTGACCGAAGGAAGTTTCTCTGCGCAAGAACTTGCGAAGCTGCGTGAGCTGATCACTATCGCCGAGAAGAACCCTGTCCTTAGCGAGAAGACGGGTAAGCCGCTGCCGGGAGTCGTGGACTACGCGCATCACCGCGAGCAGATCCGTCGTCGCAATCCGAAGACGGGCTTGCCGCTGGCGATGTTGGACTCGGACTTCAACGTCGGTGAGTCTGGAAATCTGCGTAACACGCTTGGGCAGTTTGTGTACGAGCGGTTGCCCGATGGCACGTTGGTCGTGAAGGATCGATACGACTACACGGGCGACGTCGCAGATAAAACCAACCCGCTTGTTAAGTACGCCAACTACAAGGGAGTGGATCGCCCGGTTAACATCACGTTGCCTCCTGAAACTAAAAGGAAGAAGTGATGGCCGAGGATCTAAGCAGGATCGTCCCGAGACCGGCGAGCGGTAAGCCGCAGCCGGCTGATCCTAATGCGGGAACGTGGCGCGATCCACGCCAGTACGATCCGGAGTTCTTGTCGCAAGTCGGTGGCGAGGCCATCGTCGACGTGTACGAAGGGCTCGCGCAGATGCCCGAGCAGGTCTACAAAGTATTTCGCGGCTTCATGGAGCGTCAGCGCCAGAAGAGTCCTGAAGAGTTGCGTGGTACGGCTGATCCCTATGACACTGCTGCGTACGATGCGGCAGTGCTGGCACTTGAAGGTGCGGCGAAGGAGCCGGTAAAGACCGCAAAGAGTGCGGCCAAGGCGTTGGCCGAGTACGGCAAAGAAGCCGTCTCGAGTCCCGCTGGCATGACAAAGTTTTTGGCGGAAAACCTCACGCCGCTTCCGCGTGTACCGAGCACAGGTCCGGTCTCGCAGATCGTTCGGCCGAAAGGCGAAGGTATTGTGCTCGATGCGCCGCAGGCGCCCCCTGTTCCGTTTACAGTTACAGGAACTGGCGCAAGTGCCACCACCACTGGCCGTGTGCCTAAAGGCTATGTTCCACGCGCTATTTTAAGAGCCCAGGAACGACTGGGTAAAAGACATTCCACGCTGCCCGATGCCAACCTATCGGCTATCAATAACTTTTTGCAGACAAAGGTTCGTAACTACTACACCAGACAGTTTGGTACGCAGGACGATCCAATCTACAAAGCTATTCGTGAAGGCAGGCTGACCAGCGAAGAACTTGGGGGGCCTGGCGGCATACGGAAATACCTTGCGGATGTTGCAAAGGAAGGGAAGACTCGCGTAAACCCAGAGACGGGGGAATCGCGTTTTTATCCAAGCCCAAACGCCCAGGAAGCCATACAAGACATCAACGCCATCTATGACGAGATGACGGGCATGCGGGGTACGGTACTTGCGCAAGAGACGATCGGAGATCCCGACTACGGTAACCTACTTTCGGATCAAGCCAAGACTGAGCTTCAAAGATTAAAGGATGTTACCAGGGATCGATTACTGGGTGAGCGTCTTCGGCCCGAAGAAATAAATCCACGAATCGATTACGTGGGATATAGAAATCCCGCTTTTGTTAAACCAGGAAGTTCTCCAACGGAACCCATCCTAAGCAGTCAGTTTAACACGTCAGATGACATGAGAGCGCTCCTCCTGTCAAACCCCAGGCTCTTGCCAAAAGAGCTTCGCACCGCTATCGAAAAGAAGCAGCCGATTTATGACTTAAACCCCCAAGGAGCGCTTAAGAAAGTCCTTGATGAAGAGTCTTTGGTTGACTACCTGGCCACGCTTCCTGTCAACCAGATCAATAACATGCGTTACGAAGACGCTATTCGTGGTTCTGTAAAACTACAGGCTCTACGAAAAGAACGAAAGGCGTTAGTGTCCCGGATTCGCGATAACAAACCTGTTGATGGCAAGCCGTTCCTTGAGGGGGTCAGCGCGCCGTTAGTTTCCTATCCAGAAGGAAGTCCTCTTCAAGGCTACACGTGGCGAAGGCTTGAAAAGCCGGACGCGACGGAACTGGAGGGAGCGTATCTTAAGCATTCTGTAGGGGGCTATGCCGATGACGGAAACTACCCTTCAGAGGACAAAAAGGCCTTTCGCGCAGGAACTATCAAGGTCTATTCGTTACGGGATCCAAGAGGTCTTCCTGTCACGACCGTAGAGGTAAAAGAAATTCCCGGTCTGGGATCAGCAGTCACGCAGGTCAAGGGTGTTGGGCGTGCTACGGGCAACGCATTGCTTAGTAGCCTAGATGATAAAGAGCTGGCGCTATCTACTAATTACGTAGACCCAGCATTGGTTGACTTGTTCAAAAAACTCGACGTGGCGGCGATTCAGGAAAGTGATTACCACCTCCCGCCAAGAGCATTGGCATACAAAGAAGCCGCCAGGACTAAGCCGGTATCTAGCCTTCGCGCCGGAATAGGTGCTCCTCAGCCCATCGGCAGGCCTGAGCCTCCAGCAGTGCAGCAGGGCATCGGCCAACTGCCGCAGGCTCCGCAGGACATACCCGGCGTCGAAAACCTTGCGCAAGGAATGAACAACCAGCAGTTAATGGAATTTGTTCGTCGGCTGTTCCGCGACCAAGATTAACTTGAGTTGTCTTAACAACTCTAATCAACTAGGATATCAACATGCCAATTGATAAAGCTATTAACCAAGCCCCTGCCACTGACATCATCGTGGTAGCGGACGAGGAAGCGGCTGCCCCGGACATTGAGATCGTTCTTGAGGACGACGGCAGTGCGGTAGTGGAGATTGGCGAGGCCGAAGCGCAGGAAGTGGACTTCTATGCGAACCTGGCCGAGGTCATTGAGCCGGAAGCCTTGGCCCGTATTGCGATCGACGTGTCCTCGATGTTCGAGGCCGACAAGGGATCACGCTCGGATTGGGAGCAGATGTACGCCAAGGGGCTGGATCTGCTGGGCTTGCGCATGGAAGAGCGCACGAAACCCTTCCGTGGTGCCTCGGGTGCGACGCATCCGATGCTGCAAGAGGCGATCATTCAGTTCCAGGCACAGGCTTTCCGTGAGCTAATGCCGGCTGGCGGCCCTGTTCGCACGCAAATCCTGGGCAAAGAGACCGTGGACAAGTTCCAGCAGGCCTCGCGCGTGCAGGATTTCATGAATTATCAGATCACCACGGTGATGGAAGAGTACACACCGGAGTTCGATCAGCTCCTGTACTACACCGGATACGGTGGTTCGACGTTCAAGAAGGTCTATTACGACGCTCAGTTGGGCCGAATGGTGTCCAAACTGTGTTTGGCGGACGATGTTTACATCCCATACAACGGTTCGAGCGTCATTTCGCAGTGTCCGCGCCTCACTCATCGCATTGCGATGGACTCAAACGAGTTCCGCAAGCGTGTTTTGGCTGGCGAATACCTTGATGTGGCGGTTGACTTGGAGCCGACACCGGCGGATCCGAGCCAAATTCAGGCTGCGATCGACAAAGCGGTCGGTGTTCAGCCGACAGACAGCGCCGGCGAAGTCTTTTTGCTGGAAATGCTGGTCGATTTGGACATTCCGGGCTTTGAAGACCTGGACGAGAGCGGCAATCCGACCAAAATTAAGCTTCCGTACGTCGTTACGTTGGCCGAAGACACGCTTCGCGTCATTGGCGTGCGCCGAAACTGGAAGGAAGACGATGAACTGAAGCGTCGTCGCAACTATTACGTGCACTACGTGCTCGTGGAAGGCCCTGGCGCGTACGGTTTGGGCTTTGTGCACTTGGTTGGTGGCCTTTCTAAGGGTGCAACGACCGCACTTCGTCAATTAATTGACGCTGGCACGCTCGCAAACTTGCCTGCTGGCTTCAAAGCCCGTGGCGCGCGAATCGCGGACGATTCTGACCCCATCCAGCCGGGCGAATGGCGTGACATTGACGCTGGTGGTGCGGAACTTTCGTCGTCACTCTTGCCGTTGCCGTACAAAGAGCCAAGTCAGGTGCTATTCGCGCTGCTTGGGTTTCTTGTTGACGCCGGTAAGCGTCTATCCAGCACTGCAGACATGCAGGTTGGTGACGGAAACCAGTACGCGCAGGTCGGAACGACGCTCGCATTGCTCGAACGTGGCTCGATGGTCATGTCGGCGATCCACAAGCGTCTGCACTACGCGCAGTCGATGGAGTTCCGGCTGCTGTTCGAAGGCTTTGGTGAGTATCTGCCAGATGAGTACCCGTATGAAGTGCCGGGTGCGAGCCGAAAGATCAAGCGTGCCGACTTCAACAAGATGGTGTCGGTGCTTCCGGTTGCCGATCCCAACATTTTCAGCACGGCGCAGCGTATCCAGCTCGCACAAATGCAGTTGCAGCTTGCTCAAGGCGCGCCGCAGATGCACAACATGTACGAGGCGTACTACCGCGTGTACGCGGCGCTCAACGTACGTGACATTGACGGTATTTTGTTACCGCAGCACACGCAGATGCCGCGTGATCCTGCCACCGAGAACGCTTCGGTGTTGAATGGCATGCAATTGAAGGCGTTTGCTGGTCAGCAGCATGATGCGCATATCGCCACGCACTTGATGATGGGCTTATCACCAATCCTTCAAAGCAATCCGATGGCGGCGATGGTGCTCCAGCAGCATATTTTTGAGCACGTGCGCTTGAAGGCCGAGGAAGACGTGGAAGCCGATCTATTCAAGCTGTATGGAACGGATCCGGATCGCATGGTGTCGGCTATCCAGAAGGAAGGCATGATCGCGATCAAGATTTCGCAGTACATGCAGGAAGTCCGCGTCATGCAGGACCAGATCGCTGGCACCGCAGGCGGTGGCCCAGACCCGTTGGTCGCGCTCAAGGAAAAGGAGATCGAGCAGCGCGCTGCTGCCGATCAGGCAAAGATGAAATTCAACGAACAGAAGCTGCAACTCGAACAGCAGAAGCTGCAACAGTCAACGCAGATCGATCGAGAACGCCTGCAATTGCAGGCAGCACGGCAAGGAGGTTGATATGCCGCTCAAACGTGGCTCAAGCCAAAAGACGATTAGCTCCAATATTGGTGAGATGGTCAGCTCCTTCAAAAAGAAGGGCAAGATCGGCACCAGCAAGCCTAGCAGCGTGAAGCAAGCCACCAAGCAGGCGGCAGCCATTGCGTATGCGAAGGCCGGCAAGTCGCGCAACATGAGCAAAGGCGGCGTCATGGGCGCTGTCAAAACCGTCAAGAAGAAGGACGGCAATCGTCCAGTCAAGATTTACTAAGTTGAAGCGCTTCAGGGGGTGCGCAAAACCCCTTGCTTTTCATGGAACCCCACCATGCTTGAATTTGCAGAAGCAGTACTGAGAGAAATCAGAAAGCTCCGTGAGAGCTCTGAGGGCATCGTCCTTAACGGCAGCATTGCCGACATGGAGCGTTATCGCTTCATGATGGGTCGTCTCGAAGGGTTAAAGCTGGTTGAGGATTCCGTAAAAGAGTTGCTGAAGAAGCATTCGGATGACCGGTTTTAACCTGACAGGAGACTTATGAGCACGAAAGTCAAAGAGCTGACCGCTTTGGAAAAGAAGTGGCAGGAAGAGGAAGCCACCAGAGTTCCGACTCTGGAAGATGCGTACACCAGTGAAGGCCTGAAGCCGGAGAAGTTGGACGAGTCCGTGTTGGACCGCATTCCAACACCGACCGGTTGGCGTATTGCCATTCTCCCGTACCGTGGTGCGGAGAAGACGAAGGGCGGTATCGCGCTTGCCGAGGAAACTCAGCGTAAGCAGCAGGTCAGCACGGTGTGTGGCTACGTCCTGAAGGTAGGTCCGCTTGCCTACAACGACGAGTCGAAGTTCCCAACCGGCCCGTGGTGCGCGGTCGGTGATTGGATCATCTTCGGCCGTTACGCCGGCGCGCGCATTCCTATCGACGGTGGCGAGATTCGCCTGATCAATGACGACGAGGTGCTCGGCAAGGTTGCCGATCCCGAAGACGTCCTTCACATGTGGTAACGGAGAGATCGTATGAACGAACAGTTAGAGTTTAACGTCGGCGAGGACGAAACCCCCGCTACCGTTGAGGTGCAGGAGAACGGGCAGGCTTCCGTTGTGGAAACCCCGGAGCCGCCTAAAGCAGAAGCGCCTGGTCAGGAAAAAGAACTTGACCAGTACAGCGATAACGTCAAGAAGCGTATCGACAAGCTGACCGCGCGCCTGCGCGAGACGCAGCGCCGTGAGCAGGCGGCATTGGAATATGCCAAGCAAGTACAGGCCCGTGCGCAGCAGTTAGAACATCAGTACCTACGGAGTGACGAGGAGCGTCTGACCGAGGCCAAGGGCCGTGTCGAGACGCAGGTCGTGGCGCTCAAGCAAATCATCCGCAAGGCTCGTGAAGAGGGCGATGTGGATACCGAGACCGAGGCCCAGCAGCGTTTGGCGTCTCTGACTTATGAGCAGAACCAGATCGACGCGGCGAACCAGCAGCGAGCAGTTTGGGTAGCGCAGCAGCAGGCGGCGGCCCAGCAGCAGGCGGCTCAGGCAGCCCAACCCGTCGTTCAGCAGCCTCGGCAGTTGGATCCCCGTGTTGAAGAGTGGGCTGAACGTAATAAATGGTACGGCCGAGACAACGTGATGACCCACGCAGCGTGGGGCATTCATCGTCAGTTGATCCAAGTGGAGGGGTTTGACCCCAGCTCTGACGAGTACTATGATGAACTTGACAAACGTATTCGAGACGCCTTTCCCCAGAAGTTTGGGGATGGTGGCTCGGGCACGCAAAGCAGAAACCGGAACGTGCAGACGGTTGCCCCTGCTTCTCGATCCACTGGGATCAATAGTTCTGCACGCCGCACTGTCAAGTTGACCCCTAGTCAAGTGGCAATTGCTAAAAAGCTGGGCGTTCCCCTTGAGGAATACGCCAAGTACGTGAAGGAGTAAGGAAACATGAGCGACGTTAAAACCCTTAATCGCACTTCCCGAGAAGCTGATGCTCGTGGAAAGTCCGCGCGACGTAAGCCATGGGCTCCGCCTTCTCGCTTGGATGCGCCTCCGGCCCCTGTAGGTTACAAGCACCGCTGGATCCGAGCTTCGGCAGGTGGGGTAGAAGATCGTACGAACATCGCAGGTCGTCTCCGTGAGGGGTACGAGCTGGTTCGTGCGGACGAGTACCCTGACTTCCCGGTTCCAACGTCGGACGATGGTCGACATGCTGGCGTGATCAGCGTGGGAGGCCTTCTTCTTGCTCGTATCCCTGAGGAGACGGTCGAAGAGCGCAATGCGCATTACCGAGGCAAGGCGAGCGACCAAATGCAGGCTGCTGATAACGAGCTCATGAAAAGCAATGCTCATTCGAGCATGGTCATCGAGCGACCGAATCGCAGATCCCGTGTTTCATTCGGCGGTTCCAAAGGAACCAGTGAATAACTTTTTCAGAGGATTAATCAAATGGCAAACGTAGATAAAGCCTTTGGTCTCCGTCCTCTCGGCAATCTGTCTGCAACTGGGTCCCAGAAGCAGTACGGTTACGAGATTGCGGACAACCAATCAGGTGCGATCTATCAGGGCGACCTGGTGACGATCGTGAACGGTTATGTCGTTAAGTTCGTTCCGGCTACGCACGCTGCGGCGCTGGGCGTCTTCAACGGTTGCTTCTATGTCGACCCGACCACGGGCAAGCCGACTTGGAAGAACTACTATCCCGGCAGCGTCAACATCACTTCAGGCAAGATCATTGCCGACGTGCTTGACGATCCGAGCCAGTTGTTCCTGATCCAGGCGGACGAGGACATCGAGCAAGCCGACATCGGCAAGAACGCTGACGTCGTTGGAACTGGCGGTAGCGCCACCACGGGCCTGTCGACGATGGAATTGGATTCGTCCACCATCGCTGATACGGCGGCACTCAACCTCAAGATCGTTGGCCTCTGGAATGTTCCGGGCAACGCGCTTGGGGACTTTGCCGTGGTCGTTGTGAAAATCAACGAGCACCTGTACGGCAGCGCTGGCGTTAAAGCCGTAACCTGATTTATAGGGGCATAAAGACATGGCTATTTCACGTGCACAATTAGTCAAGGAACTCGAGCCGGGCTTGAACGCCCTGTTCGGCCTTGAGTACAAGAACTACGAGAACGAGCACGCCGAGATCTACTCGGTGGAGACCTCGGATCGTGCGTTCGAAGAAGAGGTAATGGAGTCGGGCTTCGGTGAAGCTCCGGTGAAGACGGAAGGCGCTGGCGTTGCATACGACCAGGCGCAGGAAGTCTACACCTCGCGCTACACCCACGAGACCGTCGCTCTGGCGTTTTCGCTCACCGAGGAAGCCGTTGAGGACAACCTCTACGACAAGCTCTCGGCGCGTTACACCAAGGCGCTGGCTCGTTCGATGGCCCAGACGAAGCAGATCAAGGCTGCCAGCGTGCTCAACGGCGCGTTTGACACCTCGATCGGCGGCGACGGAAAGCCGCTGTGTGCGCTCGATCATCCGACCCTCTCGGGTCCGGATCTGAAGAACGAGCTCACCACGGCTGCTGACCTGAGCGAGACCTCGCTTGAGCAGGCTTTGATCGACATCGCTGCGTTCATCGACGAGCGCGGCCTGAAGATCGCTGTTCAGGGCTTGAAGCTCATCATCCCGAAGGAACTCATGTTTACGGCTGACCGTATCCTCAAGTCGACGCTGCGCGTTGGCACTGCGGATAACGACATCAACGCCGTGAAGAACATGGGCATGGTGCCGCAGGGCTACACCGTGAACCACTTCTTGACCGACCCGGACGCTTGGTTCATCAAGACCGACGCTCCGAACGGCATGAAGATGTTCCAGCGTGTTGCCATCAAGACTGGTTTCGAGGGCGACTTCGATACCGGCAACGTGCGGTACAAGGCTCGCGAGCGCTACAGCTTCGGCTTCAGCGACCCGCGTGGCATCTTCGGATCGCCCGGCGCTGCTTAATCGCAGTAAGACGGAAGGGGGCCGCAAGGCCCCCTTTCTCTATGCACGTTATTCACGTATAGTCAAATTTCCGGGGATAACCCGGTGCGTCTGACAGCCTCCCCGGCTGACGACATGCAGACAGCCGCACCGAACTCGCATGTGAGGACAATTCAATGGCCCTTAGTACCTTCAGTGGTCCGGTTCAATCCCTAAACGGTTTTGTCACTGGCACCGACACTTCGCCCGTGGTGGTCACCACCGCCGGCAACGTCTCCAGCTCCTACGTTACTTCCACTGCTACGACCGGCGACGTCCGTCTTAGCTACAGCCGTCTTACCGTTGCCGGCACCGGCTCGGGCGAGACTGGTCGTTGGCTGACCCGCGTCACGGCTGCTAACGCTGCCACTGGTGGCACCGTCAACGGTGGTCACATTTCTCTTTCGATCAACGGTTCGGGCACGGTCTCGGGCGCGGGTAACGCGCTGCGCGTGACGATCGGTGGTTCTTCGACGAACCCCGGTGGCACGTTGGCCGCGCTCCAACTCGACAGTGATTTCGCCTCGGGCGGCACTTGGACGAATGCTTCGTACATCCGCTGCACCAACAGCGGCACTGGCACGATCGCGACGTTCGCGGTGCTTCCGAACGCCATGATCGCTACTCAGTCGGCTGCTGCGGTATCGCACGTGATTCCGATCAAGAACGCGTCTGGCACGGCGTATTATTTGATGGTGTCGAACGCTGCCTAATGGATATCACCAAAGAGTATTTGCTTGGCGAGATCGCCAGGATGGAGAAACAGCGCAATCACGCTCATGAAGTTGCGATTGCCTGCCAAGCCTCGATCGATACCATGAACTCTTTGATCCAGCGGCTGGAGGCCCCAGAGCAGGAGGTTCCGACCTTTGCTGATCTGGGGCTTCCCGATCCCATCCCGATAGAGGAAGCAGGGCTATGAGTTTTGCAAGTGACGTCAAAGCCAAAACCGTGGTCGCCACTGGCGACGCGGTAAATGGCCGTACGCGTGTCCAAGGCGTGTATTTCACCAATACCGGCACAGCTTCTGGTTTTACGCTCAAGACGGGCGGAGCCAGTGGCACTACCATTCTTGATATCAAGACTCCGGCAGCCGCTGGGGCTTACGACTTGATTATTCCGGATGACGGAATCCTCGCCACTGACGGTGTGTACGTCACGCTTGCCGATGCGCAGGTGTTGAGTGTCACCGTGCTGTACGTGGGCGGAGCGCCAGCCTAATGCCTGGCTGCATGGGCGTTGCTATGCGTGGCGGCGGTGCCGTCCGCAAAGGCATGGGCATCAAAACTTCGGTTAAGAGCGGTAATTTCCGCCCGACGAAGCAAGGTGCCGGCATGACCAAAAAAGGTGTTGCCGCCTATCGCAAAGCGAACCCCGGAAGCAAACTTCAGACGGCCGTAACGGAATCCAATCCGAGCCCTGCTCGGGCAAAGCGACGTAAGTCGTTTTGTGCACGTTCCGCCGGTCAGATGAAGATGTACCCAGAAGCGGCCAAGGATCCAAACAGTCGGATTCGACAGGCCCGTCGGCGATGGAAGTGTTAGTCGATGGAAATCATGATCTGGAACATCATCCTGTCAGCGATAGTGACCGGGATGGGATTCATGCTAAAGGGTAAGTTTGATGAACTGGCTCGGCTGAA